AATTCATTTTACGATTGTATTTCATTTCAATCCAATCAGTTTAGCAAATTCAGGTGTAATAGAAATGTTTTGAGTTCTTACCAGTTCTCTTACTTCTTTACGAAGATTTATCCACTTTTTGTAGTAATCTTGTGATGCTTTTTCTGCTCTGTTTTTAGCATCAAAGTCACACTGGTGCTCGTAAGTTCTGGTTTCGTAGTATCTCATTCCAGTTTTTCTAGTCGTGCTTCAAGTTCAGCAATTTTAATGTAAAGAGCATCCAAGTGTTCAGTGAGATTATGATAATTTACAATACCTACATTATAAGACAATCCACTATTTTTGTCTTCTACAAGAGATTTGTAAATCCCATCCCAAGTTGGTTGTTCGTTAGTCATTTTGTTCCTGGTGCAAAAGGACTGCTGCTATAAGTTGCCTTTGGTGCTTTTACATCACACCAAATATTAGGTTCATAAGGTGTAGTTTTCAACGGAATGGGAGGAGTATAAGGAGTTGTGAGTGGTTGTGAATGAGGCACGATAGGACTTGTAAAATTATAAAATGCTGTATCGTGAAGATACTTCACAAGAATAGAACAATCCCATTCCATTCCTTCATAATGTTTCTTACCATATTCTACACAATCCTCACGATTGGGAAAAGCAACAACAAAAGTGTCTTTATAATAAAGTGCGTAGATTTTCATTCACCCCTCCTAATGTTCTCACCAAAATAATACATCATATCAAGAACAAACGCAATCGGCACACACCACCAGATACTCAAATCTGTGAGGTTATGAAGTCCAAATACAAGAAAATACAAAAGTGGAAATTGAAGGATGTAGACAAGTAGAGTATTTTTAAGTTTCATTTCAGTTCCTCAAAACTTCCCTTCAATATCTTGTTGTGTTGCTACTTCCACATTAGGATAACTCACATCCTCATAACCATACAATTCAAAACCCCTAATCAGGTCTGTAACAAGATTATCACACAGATAATCAGCAAAAATGTTAGGGTCAAGTTCTCCCTCATCTGTAAGCATATCATCATCCTTATGCTTTTCAGGGTCAAACCTCACATAAAAGGTCACTTTATAACCTTTTAGATTTTTTAGATTATCTTTGTGTTTTTGTTCTTCCTTATGTTTTTGGATTTGAAGTTCAAGTTCGTTGATTTGGTCTTCGGTCAGTTGAGAGAGGTCAATCATCGGTTTGGTTGCTTATGAGAGTATTATAGACCAATAGGAGACCTTGTGGGGTCTCCCTGTGCCAGTTCTTCAAGTGTCCTTCTCATCAACCCCAAAAGTTCCATTCAAAATAATACTCATATTATAATCAAGTTGTTTTTTGACTTCTGCGGTAAGTTCGTCTTTGAAAACTTTTTCCCAATCTACCTTACCAAAGAGTTCTTCAAGTTCTTGTGCGGTGGTTGGTTTATCATCCATCTTTCCACCCAAAGTCAAAGAAGATTTTAGCACACTTCCGCACCAACCAGTTTGGTTTTACCTGTAACCATATTTGAATGTTTGGTTTCACATCCCAATATCCAACATTCATAGAAGTAGATTTGATTACAAAGTTAGAAGTGATTTCAAGGTTTGCTGTTGGATAAGAAGTTCCCAATGAAATATTTCCATCACAATTAAATGTTAGTTTGAGTGGAAAATGTCCGTGCTCCTTCGCATACTCAAAGTTCTCAATAATCCTATCAAACTTTGTGTTGTATAGTTTTTCTGAAATATATTTGGATTGATAAAACTTGTTTTTAGTATTCTCAATCAGTTCATCAATCTTCTCATCAAGTTCTTGTGTGATTTCATCCAGAGTTTTGGGTTCTTTTGGGATGATGAGAAGATGTTTGACTTTATCAAAGTTTTCATTCTCTGTTCCTACTTTCATACCCATAGCAGAAAACAATAATTCTACATCTTTGATAGAAGTTATTTTGGTTGTATCTACATTATACCATTCTCCATTGTAAATGTATGAAGATGTATAAGGATATGGTAGATTATCCCCAGAAGGTTTTACTGGTTGTCCTTCGTTGATTTCAGTTGGTTTCCAATCGTTATTCACAATTTTTCAATCTCCTCACATAATTCTAACATATCAGCACACATAATCACACCAGGAGACACTTGAAGCACATTAATTACTTCACGAAGAATACCAGTAAGGTGGAAGGCAGGGTCGTGTGCTTCGTCATCATAATAAGCAGATAATACTTTATCTGCTTTGGTTTTTATGTCAGTCATTCACTTTCTCTCCAAATCTAAAAGGATAAAGTCGTTTCACACCACCAGAACCATACTTGATTTCACATTCCAGTTGTCGGATATACACAGCAACATCGTAAGGAACCTTGTAGTGTTCCAGTTCTCGTGTTTCCTGATTATAGCACGAAATATAAGAACTCATTTCCGTGCCTCCCAATACTTACCTTCTGGAGTACATCCACCACCATACATTCTCATAAAAGTACAATAACGACCACCTTTGACCTTTCCAGTTACCAAATTTTCACTCAATACTGGATGAAAGCATTTATCGTCTGCGTCATTACCAAAAATAAGATGTTCAATCCAAGATTTCTTGTAGTGCTTACAATCTTTACAGAGTTTGATGGGTTCAGTCATTTCAACACCTCATCAGCATCAACAGGATGATAATATTCAAGATTAAGTTTATACCTCACAAAATCCTCAAAGTCAAGTTCGTCCCGTTCATAAACATAGTGAGAACCATTATTATCACTTTCCAAGAAGTTTGAGAAATAATCCTCAAACACAAGCATAATCGCAAGAGCACGGGATTGGTCGTGTTCTGTGATGGTCTTATGGGGATGTGCTACGATCTTTGTGATACATTCAAAGAGTTCCTCACGAGTGTATGAGAATGCTTTTGCTTCTGGGTTGAGGTTGTAAGTCATTGTCCTAAAAATAGTTTTCGTTCTTTTGAAATAGTTGGATGATACCAATCATCATAAGGGTAGATATACATCTGATACCAGCCATAGTTCAATTCTTCAAAGAAGGCAAGACGATCAATGTTATCGTTGTATTGCACGAACCTATAATTGATACAATTAGCCCAGTTCCACAATGAGTTTTCAATCCATTCTTTCATTTTAGTTGTTTTCCTGATAAATGGCGTTTATTCGGAATCCTGATATTTTGCAAATAATTCAAGAAGATCAGCGGCTTGATTGCACACTTCACCATGAGCAGTAAAGTATTGGTCAATCATCTCTTCATTCTGAGACCATTCACGAAGCTTAAGTGCGAGTTCCCTTGCAAGTTCTTGATGTTCAATCTTAGCAAGTTGTTTCATCGCATCCGAGTGTTCCTCTATAAAGTTCTTTGCGATCTCTAGAACTTTCTTTTCTTTTGCAGCATCCAGAACTTTCTGGTAATCCTCTTCAGATACTTTAGCAACGATTGATTCTCGTCGTGCAGCTTCTTCAAGCATTTCTTCGTGAGTCATAAGTTCTCGGATTTTCTGTTTGCCGTATTCTGTGAGTTCTTGTTTCTTGGTACGGAGTTCTTGGATTTCTTCTGGTGTGAGATCTACCCAGGGCATATCATCATTCATACTTTGCCTCCACTTCTTTCACACGCAATAGAAAACCATCATCACCAATATCACCTGAATACAGATAATCAATGTGCCTCATAATCTCTGCCATCTTACGCAGTTTGGGTATCTGTGCTTCAAGGTAATCAATCACATCAGGGTCATAATCATGCTTGTATCCGTATTCATCTACTTTATTATTATTCACAATCGCTAATTCCAACTCATCAGCAAACTGTGCTACCTTGTAGTAATCGTAACCACAGTCACCAAAATGTCCACCGCTCATTCCTCATCTTCCTCATAAGGGAACATTTCATCATACTCTTCATCAGTCAGAGTAAGATACTGAACATTAGCATTCTTGTGTTCTTCGGCATACACTAACTGGTAGTGTGCGAAAGAAGCAGGGTTAGTGCTAGCATATTCTAGCAGACCATCAACAAAACAAAGGTAGTTGAGGTTAGTCATTTCAGAAACTCCACCCACTAAAGTATTCAGTAAAAAAAGCAAATGCTAAACTAAACTTTCTTTGTTGGAAATCCACACTCATAAGAGAACTACCAAAGAAAGAAAACAGAATGTTGATACCACCAGAAGAATGACTGATACCACCAGGAGTTTCAAAACAAACCCAGAGTAATGATTTGTTTTTCACAATACCAAACTGATAAGTGTGAGACACTTCATCATTATCCCAAGTTTTTTTGTCGTATTGGAAGAGTTTCATCGGTTGGTTGCTTATGAGAGTATCATACCAAAAAGGGCACCTGAAATCAAGTGCCCTTGTTCCAGTTTGAGAAGTGTCCTAGAGAACTTCCCACTCCGTTTCCCAGTGACAATCGTTGCTTACATTAACCCAAAAAAAGTATTTCTGGTTCTCTGATGCGAGAAACAGCATACCATCACCCTTGTCCTGCTCTACAATACAAACAGGATTTCCTCCCATCATATTAGCAAGTCTGTTCTTGGATTTGCTACTTTTCGGTTTTACAGTCACTCTTCGCATTGTTCTTCCTCATCAGTCAGGACAGTTCCCATCGGACCTTTTTTGATACGCTCCCACTCTGCTTCTGCTTCTCGCATATCATCAAACTTTTTCCTCAGGTCTTCACCCAAAGTCAGTTCGAATTCATCGGCAACTTTACGCATATCTTCTTCTCTTCGGTCTTCACCAAATGCAACACCACAAGCACCTTTCATAATGTTGATTTCATCATGACCCATTGCACGTGCAACGGTTGCGAAGAAACGAAACAGTTGATGAACATTAAGGTCTTCAGCAGGAATCTGAAAAGTATAATGCTCTTCTGGAAGACATGTATCATCAAAACCACTACTGTAACTAGTGGAAGTCCATTCAGTATCAAAAGAAACTTTGAGTTGAGCTTTGTAGGTCATTGGTCTGTTGTGTATGAAAGTATTATAAGGCAAAAACCACTCCAGAGCAAGTGGAATGGTCCAGTTCGTCAAGTGTCCTTGTCTCCCAATTTTACACCAATATCTTTATCAGTTAAGTCATTATATAAAAGTCTAGCAAAAATAAGATGTGGTTTCTCTCTAGTCTCAATTGCGGAACTAGTTGCCACAGTCCACATAATATCAAGTTGCAGTTTATCAGGTAGTTTCTTCATCATCTTCTAACAACTTTTTCAAATCATCCATAAAATCTTCATCTATGGGGATCAATTTCTCCTCACCACGATCAATTCTATCACACATTTCCATCAGATACTCAAGAAACTCTTTTGGAAGAGTTTCATCAAGGTTGATAGAGGTCCAGAACCAATTATAACATTCTTCATAAGGGTCATCATCTTTCAGTAGAGCATAGTTCTCATAGTTTCCACTGATGAGATCTCTCCACATCTTAAAGTTATTCCAGATCTCTCTCCAACCAGTTTGGAAGCAGTGACCTATGTAATACTCAACCCAGTTCATTTTTTTGGACATAGAACAATTCATCCCGCCAGTTACGACCAGCAATATCAAAACTAAAACCTATCTTACCAATAGAAAACAAGAAAGAGAATAACCTACCATATCCCATACAGATTTGTAGATAAGGACATTCTATCCAGTTACCATATTCACCAATATCAAATTCAACTTGAAGAAGTGAATATCGTTCTGTAAGAAAGAGTGCTAGGTAAAACTCTTTTCCATAATCCTCCCTTACACCCCATTTTGCCACTTGAAAGATTTTCATACCAGTTTCCTCTTTTCAGAGTCAAATACAGTCCATTTTGCTATTTTAAGACACATCAGTAAAGTCTGATGTTCTCTATCATATAATTGCCAATCTCCTTTAACTTTTGCGGCATAACGTCGTTGAAATGCACAACACCATACGTTCTTGTAGATTTTTGCTTTTTCTGTAAGAGTCATTCTATTGCTCTCCACTCTTTTCTCATTCTAACATACTCTGGATCATAAGCAACCCTGTCGCGTATTTCTTTAAATACGCTCGCAGCCATCGCCTTAACAGACACCAATGCGTCTGCTTCTTGAGGCAATACGGTACGATTCGTATCGTATTTGCGTCCGCTCTTATGATTCGCATACCTTCGGGCGCGAGTGAATCCCATTTCAAGGAATTTCCTCGCCATGTCCATTCCAATGAAATCTTTCTGTCGTTTGTAATCACAATACAATTCGTATATCTTATCAGCAGATTTACGAGCAGTATCCACATCTTTAAACCTCCAGTGGCAACATATGTCATCAGTGTAAGGTCTCACAAGAAGAACTCCCTGTTCTCCGCGACCAATGCGATAAAGTTTTTTTGTATTTTGATCTGTAAAATCAAGACTCTTATAATCAAGAGAGTAATCAAACTCTTTCATTACTTGCTTTCAAACTCTTTCTGCAATTCTTTAGCAATCTTATATGCCCTTCTCCAGATCAAATATTTTACTACAGGGTTTGCTGGATTGTGAAGTATCCACCACTTAGTCTTCTCATATTGTACTCTTGCCAGTTGAGTTAGCATATAAAATGCCCTCGCTACAGACTGATCGGTAATAATCAAATATGCCACACAAAAGAATATGATAAAGTAGATGTAGAGGGTATTCATTTACGATCACTCTTTAATATAATCGGGCAAGTAGGAATTATTTTTTTTATTTCTTCAGATAATTCATTCTTAATCTGCTTAGATAGATTTTCTTTTGCTTCGATGCGATTGATTATACCAATCGCCTGATTGCAAGTAATGATCGTCGTAAGAAACAGAGCAGTCATAGCTCTCTCCTATTCTGAAGATATTTATTGACCAAATCCCTTGGTCTTAACCTTTTTTTTATCTTTGACGATTATAACATCTAAAAAATCGGGGATCTGGCAGTTCTGGAACCAGAACCCCTGAGCATCCGTCCAATTGTCGAAAAATACCTTTTTGTCATTTTTCAGGATAATTTCATAGGTATGTCGATCATAAGGGACATCAGATGTGACCTTAAATGTCTGAGTCATAGAAATTTGTTGAGTGAAGAGACTGATTTGCCCGTTATTGCCTTTAAAATATAAGACTTGGCAGTCTTATAGGTGCTGGCAGTATGAACTTGCTGCCCATTGTAAAGGATTACAAACTTTTTCCCCCACGGGACGGCAGCCCACATACCGTCCTTGGTCACATATCCATTGGGGTCTCCTGGTACGTTGTCCAGGAGGGTTTCGTTTTGTATGTTCATACTGCAGTCACACTGACCACCTTGGCAGTTGGATTCCGTGCCAGAGCAGTCCTCTTGGCATCCTGATAGTCCCGTGCTTCAACGTGCTCATAGAACACTTTACCAGCAACATACAGTTCAACTTTGCAACGCATTTCAGTTACGGGCAGCGCAAACATTCACAATGCGACCATTAGGATTGCGAGCAAGCACAACATCTTGTGCTTCACGGGGACTGTTAGCATGAACCTGTTCGCTCAGGCGACGGTTACCAGCGACGTAGATGACTTCGTATTTCATGATGAGAGTTGAGAACGTGAGTATTATAGCAGAAAGATCAGCGCCTGACAACGCTGATAGCAGGTTGCCCTTGATGGAAAACGGTATCTACGACCGCCTGAACGCTCTTGGCGGTGCTGATGCCCACTTTATCATAGACAGGCACACAGACCAGTCCAAAGGTCTTCTGAGCGCCTCCCAGGCGGATCACGCGACCGATGCTCTGAGAGATACCGATGTAGTCCATGTTCCGCATGAACAGAACTGCCTCCAGACCATGAACGTTGATGCCCTCAGACAGAATACTGTGATGCAGAACCACAAACTTCTTGGAAGCATCACGACCCCAAGCATTCAGAGTGTCAAAGAACACCTCACGATTGACCTTCTGACCATCAATCACAGCACCAGTCTTGGAAGTAATGTACATCCAAGAATAACCACGCTCTTTAAGATCAGAACAGAAGTCAGACTGAGAAACCAGATTGATGATCTGTTTGGTAGAACGAGCACAGATCAGGATCTTATCCAGACCATTATCGTCAATAGTCTCCAACAGATTGGCAGAGTCACGATCAGCGATCATCTGCTTGTCTTGAACCATCTCAAGTTGCTTGACCACAACCTTAGGAGGCAGAATATAACCTTGCTCCACCAGTTCAGGAGCAGGTACATTGCAGATGACATTGCCATAAACTGCAGCATCATTCATACCAGGTTTGGAAATCGTAGCAGAATGCTTAGGAGTAGCAGTGAAGAAATAGCAGCGGTCAGCAGCAGAAGCAAAGTGCTCGGTTGCTGGAAAAAAGTTACGCTGAACTGAATTGTGCGCTTCATCAAAGTAAATGGTATTGACCGCAATATCTGCCTGCTGCAGACGCTGCAGGGAGTTGTAGGTGGTGAAGATCAGTTTGTGACCCTGAGTTGCTTCTACCCAAGCACGAATCACATTCGGACGAGTGCTGCTGAAATGATGAGTCTCACCGCTGTTGACATGCATCACACGGGCATTGGTGATAAACTCCAGAAACTCAGAAGACAGTTGCTCGGCAAGCAGAATGCGGGGTGCCACTACAACAATCGTCTGAGGTGTATTGTTCAGAAACTGACGAATGGCATCAAAGATCATCGTAGGGGTCTTACCAGCGCCAGTCGGCATGATCATCTGACCCAGTTGATACCGCTCCATGGCATCAAGACCGCGTTCTTGGTGAGGACGGAGTTGAATCACGGAGTTCATTGCGTATGAGACTATTATAGCAGAAAACCGCCCCTGAAGCGACTCAGTGGACGGTTCTTAAAGTGTCTAAGTTAAAAATAGTTAAAATTAATGTTATATCTTCCTTTCTGATTAGATGTTGTAGAAGAATTGTGATACTCAGATGGATCAAAAAGAACTATTCTATTTGCAACACTGTCTATTTTATCACCATTTGGCATTCGTGTAAAACCATCACATGTGTTTAATGAAAAAACCGCACCTTTATGTGAATATGGATAATCTTGATGTTGAGCATGTTCCTTTACTTCATGTGTATAAGGATGGAAATTAACTTTAATTCTTATTGGAGTTTTCATATCTAATCTTTGTGAAAATAAACTCATAAGATAATCAAAATGTGAACTTCTAGGAACAGTTATATATGCAATATGAACACCATACCAATTCCAAAGTTGATCTTCTATTTTTGAATTATAATCATTAAGAGTATATGGATTTGTTTTTGAAGATGCAACATTTGTAGCAATATACCATGGAAAATCGACACCAAGAATTAGACTTTGCAACTCATTGAACTCATCTGGTTCCAAAAAGTTATCAATTACTTTATAATTATTAATCATTATTATCTCCAAACCAGACAAAGGTATTTTAGCAATATTTAAAGGGTTTTGTCAAGTCCCACACCATCTGCCCAACACTTGAATGAAACTGAAGACCACTGTGAGTATTCAACAGATCTTCTGGTTTTAACCGTGTTAATTACTTGATCAGAAAAACTATTACTAATGCTATAATTAATAATATTTTTTAGTTCTTCATCAGGAGTAAATGGTAAAGACTTTGCATATTCCCAAAAGGGAGTATCATATGCTGATCCAAATTGATAATGCCAAAGAACAAAGTTTTGCAATCTAAACATTTCATTTCTAATTAATTGATTACAAGTTTTTTTATTCAGATCACCAACCATATGTCCAAAACTATACATTGCAGTTTGGAGATAAAACCCTGTTGAAGTTGCTTCTAATGGTTCTAGAAATGAAAGGCGATTTCCATTGAGAATAGTTCTTTCACCTTGAAAACAATTTTTTGCCAAATAATTTTCAAATTTTAAACACTCTTTAGGTTCAACATCAAATAGTTCCTTAAAGTTTTCATATGCATCTTCTCTAGATGTTATTTGATCATTAAATAGGTAACCATAGGCAACACTATCAGTATTTGGAATTACAAATGTCCAACCGTTTGGAGTAGCTACTGTTCTTGTATAAAGTAAATCTTGCTGTGCTCTTTCTGTTCTTGCAAGAATGACAGAATTTAATGGATTTATAAGAGGATCATATAAATCTGAACTTCTATTGTGTCTTCCGCGACAATCAATAATAAAGTCCGCATCAATTTCTCTTTCTGGATCTACAATATTTTTTTCCACAACATTAAACCTTCCACATTCCAATACTGCTTTAGAAAGCAAACTAGGAACATAATGAACTGCAGTTGCACATTGTGGAAAAGGGTGAAAGATCTTTTCTTTTTTCTTTCCCCAATTCTCATACATAATACCTTCTTTTCTAGTTGATTGAATTAAGTTATTCTCAACAAAATCCAAATAAAAGAAGTTATTTAAAAGCATTGAGATTGAAAGAATTGATCCCTGCCCAACTTTCTCCATTGGATAAGATGGATCGTGATAGATTTCAATCGCATCAAATACGTTAGTGCCAATCAGATAATATTGTATAGCTGCAATACATCCAGCATTGCCTGCACCAACAATGGCGAGTTTCTTTTTTCTCATAAAATTAGTTTTCAGTTTTAGAGGGACAACCAGGACACTGATCAAAATTTTGAATAATCTTATCAAAATTTGTGTTGATCCAATCTTCTTTAGATATTGTCCATTTATTTAATGGACAAGAATCTAACGAAAATTTAGTTTTTTGTTCTAACCAACATCCACATTGTGTGCATCTATTTTGAGACCCATCGTAGAACTCACAAGATCTACATATAGACATTCTTTCTTCTTGAACTTTTTCAGAAACCATTAAAGCTTCACCCATCATTGCTCTTTTAATGAGTTCGAAAGAAAAATCAGCAAGATTTTTTCCTTGTTCCAAAAAAGATGGATACTGTTTTTCGTCAGACATAATTTATATTAACTTCTAAACTATGTAGGTTACTGATACAATCCTTTAACTGTGTTAGAATTGATTACACTATTTGAATTATCTATAGTATAGTTTCCACCACTAGGACCTATCGCTCTGCCAGGTGATCCTCCACTTTCACTATTATTAGTGGGACTGCCACCAGTTCCCCAATCTCCACCATTTCCACCATTTTCTCCTCGGTCTCCACCAGTTGCTCCATTTGCAGTATTTCCATTGTTGCAAGTCGCTGCAGATGATTGAGATCCACCAGGAGCACCTGTCAATAAATTTGGTTCTTGCCAATTATATCCTCTTCCAGGACCTCCATTTCCTCCGGCACCACCAGCAGATCCAGCAACTGTATAATCAATACAACATCCAACAAACCAATAAGCAACAGCACAACCACCACCTTGTGTAACACAACAATATCTCCATCCACCTACACATTTATATCCACCATTATAACATTTTTCCGATCCGGGACTATTGCCTTGACAATGCCAACCTGTTTCATAATAATCTTGACATGATCCGCCAGCACCATCAGCACCTTTTAGACCCTTTTCTCCTCCTCCACCCCCACCATATATTCTTGCACCACTTCTTATTTGAATAATATTATTTGCACCATCGGGAGATGTCATTTCTAATGCATCTCCACCCCGTTCTCCAGCAATTGCTGGAGCTCCAGTAACTCCACCACCTCTTCCACTTGCGCCAAGTATACTTCCCCTAACATCAACAGTTAAATTATATGCAGTTGCATTTAATTGAGCAGCAGGACTAGAAGAACTATTTGAACCACAAGTTCCATCAATGAATAAAAATTTACGAACGTTTTTATCTAAATTATCATTCCAAGACTGAGCATCAATATCAAAATTAATATCAGTTCCAGATTGTGTAATGTAATAATATTTAATTGAACCTCTGAATTGCGATGCTTTCCAATTAGATGATGTAGTTATATTTGCATTTTCTGTTGCATTTGGAACAGTTGGATTGGTATTAGAACTGGATGTAATTCTTCTCAAGTCAAAAGCTTTGATTTCTCCTGTATCAGAATTAAATGTCTCACTTCCACTAGAAGTTTCTTTCCTCAATTGAGCGCGAAAGTTAGATCTTAATGAACTGAACTTGATTTCACCAGTAGAATAATAAGGACCCGCTTTTGATACTGTTGCAGTCATTGTTTATACTCCTTTAGTGAAAATCAGTCCAAGCAACTCCAGTATAACCTTGGAATTTTAAAGTATCAGTATTGAAAATCATTGCTCCTGTTGGAGTTTGTCCAATTCCATTTCTTGTAATTGCAGAAATGTTAGGAACTACTATAACTGGACGTGTTGTTGCTGATCCAACATTTCCAAAATCAACAACTGCTCTAGGTGCTGTTGTATTAAATCCTATAGATGAGGTTGTTCTAACGTTAATGGATGAATTAAATAATCCGATACTTCTTTCGAAAATTTGAATCCCTTCACTACCAAAAACAGTAAGTGGTGTAGTTGTTCCAATACCAATACCACCAGATGGTTGAACTAAAGTTCCATTTAATGACAATGATTCTGTGCCATATATTATATCAGTTCCAATACCAATTGAACCAACAAAAGCTCTTTTTCCTCTTGCATCTAATCCTACAATTGGATTTATTGTTCCAATTCCAAGTGAAGAACCAGAGGAAATTATACAAATATTTGAATTTGTTTGAATTTTATTAAATGTTGAAATACCACTTGTTGTAGAAACATTACCTAATAAAGTTGCATTTATGGATGATACATTTAATGAATCAACATATAATGTACCTTTAATATTAACATCACTACCAAACCAAGCATTTTCAGTGACAGTTGAAGTTCCAGATACGTGTATAGTATTTGATGGATTCGTAATTCCAATGCCAAGATCTCCAGTATGAGTTAATGACATCAATGGTGATGAAATATTTTGTCCATAATACCAATCAAATCTACCTGTTCCTACTCCAGATGGACCAGCATGAAGATAGGAATTAATATTTCCAGTATCATTATTAATAATATCAAATGTTTTGGAGTCATATCCAAATCTCAATACAGCGGTACTTTTGCCAACACCTACTGATTGACCAACACTAATTCTTGCTTGTGAAGTATCACTAATAACTTCAATAAGAGTTCCGTTTGATTTTCTAACTTGAATCTCTGAAGTTGGTGATGCCGTTCCAACACCAATTCTCCCAGAATTAAGAGCAGCAAATGCAGTTCCACCAGTTCCAACATGAGAGGTTGTAAATACTGTTGATACTCCAGTTGTTGAGAATCCACTATTGATCGAATTAACTGTGATATTTGCAGAAGTTGTTACTGAATCGGCAGTTGAAGCAACTCCAGTTAAATTACCATAGAATTGTGTTGCAGCAGTTATGATACCAACATTAATGTTTGTTGGTAATCTTGCATTATTAATTGTTCCAGTCAATTCTGTAGCATTAAGAGCAGTAAGACTTACACCAGAACCACTAAAATTTGC